TTGGGTTCTGGATATCGTACTGGTCAGTTTTTACTACATGCTGAAGCAGATGCGATTGTTCGTTCAGGTCTGAAAGACTTTTCTGATTATGATTTGTATGTTGTGCGTATTTTGAAGTCAGAAGAATTCGCACTTGCAAAACCATGCACTGGTTGTAATGAACTTGTGAACACTCTTAACTTCAAAAACGTATTCTATACGACAGATGATGGCACCTTGTCCGTCTTATAAATACAAGTGAAGAAGTATAATTGAAAATCACTTAATATTGAGGTGCAAAAATGGTAGCAAAAACCCTGTCACAATTTATGGCTGAAGCACAAGGTCCTGATAGTATTGACGTACTACAGGCTGGTTGCATGGAACTCGGCTTCAAAGATTTTAAGAAACTCAGCGGCAAACGTTTCGCTATTCTTACCAACGACAACAGAGTAGAATTACTCAATAAAATAGCAATGCACTTTGCACAGTTTGGTGCAAGTTATGACCCAGACTTTGGTTCGTCCTCAGTCGGTGGTGTACGCATTGGTCCATTCGGCATTTTCGCCGCCCCAAAATCTAAGCAAGGAAAAGCAAGCGCAGGACTTGATAGTGAATTTACGCTAATCAAAATGATTAACGATGCACTAGAAGATGGTCCTCTCAATGTTGTATTCACTTCTGGTAGCAAGAAATTTACAATCCCAAATGCTGTTCGTGCAGAGGGTGCTGGTAGCGACACAAAAGGTCGTAAGAAATCAGATGTAAATGTATTCGATACAGATGGTAATGTATATCCATTATCACTGAAAAAAGATAAAGCAGAAATGTGGGAATCTGCGGATTCTTACTACGGCGACAAGATGAAAAAGATTGTCGATAGAGAACTCAAAGCGGGTAATATCCGTGTAGAACCACATCCAAATGTACGTTCAGTATTTACAATCACCCCAAATTTAGCAGTAAAAGCAAGCGCACAAGAAGTGAAGAATGTCGTATTCGGTTCTGACATTCTACCTAATGGTGCAGTATTAGAAAAGACATTTACTGGCAAATATAAGATTGACGGAGACACAGAAAGTGTTATAATAGATGTCAGTCATATCATTACAAGTCCAAGAGAATTGAAAGGTAACTACGAAGTGTATTTCTTAATTAGAAATGATAGTTCCCGCAAAGGTTCTAAAATCCCTGGTTTGCGTGTTCTAGCAGTTAAGAAAACTCGTATTAACCGTAACGTGAAGGTAGTTAAATAATGAAGAGTTTTCTAACATATCAACAACTAGATGAACAAGCAGGTAAGAACTTGCACCTTGAGCATTTAGAAGATGAAATTATAAACAACGGCATCAATGGTGGACGTGCGGCAATTAACTTTTTACGTTCATTGCGTGACATGCTCAGAGGTGATGCTTCATCCAAAGTAAACGTAACTGTCAAGTGGGACGGTGCGCCAGCAGTTTTCTTTGGTATCGACCCAGAAGATGATAAGTTTTTTGTTGCGAAGAAAGGTATCTTCAACAAGAACCCAAAAGTCTATAAGTCACATGCTGACATTGATGCAGACACTTCTGGTGATTTGTCTACTAAACTAAAACTATCTTTTGACTATCTTTCTAAGTTGAAACTTGGCGGTGATGTGTATCAAGGTGACTTGATGTTTACCTCAGGCGACCTTGGTAAAGAGACCATCGATGGCGAGAAACTAATCACATTCCAACCTAACACTATCGTATATGCAGTGCCTTCAGATAGTGACTTAGGTAAAGAAATTAAGAAATCAAAAGTCGGTATTGTAATTCATACGAAATACAGTGGCGGTCCAACGTTGCAAGATATGAGTGCATCATTCAACATTGATGTAACTAAATTCGGCAAAGTATCTGGTTTGTGGTACCAAGACGCAGAGTATAAAGATGTGTCTGGTAGAGCAATGCTTACTAAAAAAGAGACTACAGAACTAGACGTTATACTTTCAAAAGCGGGTAAAGCATTTAGAGGTATCAACTCAAGGGACTTCAATACATTGCTTAAAATGCAAGATACGATGGAAGGTCAATTTGCAGGTGCAAAGTTGAAAACATTCATCAATTCGAATATTAGAGAACAAAAGTATGTAGACCCTAAGACTGCCGCGGCTGATTATTATAAATATATTGAGACCTTCATGCAAAAGCAAATTGACAAGGTTAAGACGGACAAGGCGAAAGAAAGCAAAGCAACAGTAAGAGACGAATATTTACGTCAAGTTAAAAAGAGTGCAAAAACAATCGCCGCACTGTTCGCATTTTATCAGTTGATTACTCAAGCAAAAGTCTTACTTGTACGAAAACTCGAAAGTGTCCAGCAAATGACAAAGACTTTCACTCGTACAGATAATGGTTTCGAAGTAACAGAACCTGAGGGTTTTGTCGCAGTTGATAAAGTCGGTGGTAGCGCAGTCAAATTAGTTGACCGCTTGACATTCTCGTACAATAACTTCACCGCGGCGAAGAATTGGACAAAGTGAAAATCGATAAAGGATAGTACATATGAAAAAGTTTAAAGACATAAAAGAAGCAAAAGAAAAATCAGTCGTGTTTTCATTTGGTCGATTTAATCCACCAACAACTGGACATGAGAAAATGATTAAGGCGGCAAGTAGTATTGCGAAAGCGCAAGGTGCTGACCTGAAGATTTTTCCATCGCAGTCACAAGACCCTAAGAAAAACCCTTTGTCATTTACTGACAAAGTTAAGTTTATGCGTAAGATGTTTCGTTCTTATGCAAAGAACATTGTTGCAGATAAATCTCTCAAAACAACATTTGATGTAGTATCAAAACTACACAGCATGGGTTACACAAGAGTAACTATGGTTGTTGGTGGTGACCGTGTTGCTGAATTTGATAAACTACTCAACAAGTATAATGGTGTTGAAGGTCGTCATGGTTTCTACGAATTCGAAAATGGTGTAGAAATTAAGTCTGCTGGTAATCGTGCAGACCCAGATAGTGACGAAGCAAAAAGTATGACTGCCGATGCAATGTCTGCATCCGTTCTACGCAAACTTGCGGCAGATGGTCACTTTGATGACTATGTAGACGAAAATGGTAAGAAACAGAAAGGTTTCATTGCAGGTGTACCCGATACATTGGGTACAACAGACAAGCGTGTACTATTCAACAAAATTCGTAAGGGTATGAAACTTGCCGCAATCAACGAAATGTTTGAGTTGATGTTTGGTGAAGCACTACTAAACGAAGGTGAGCAAATCACAGAAGACGCTCCGCCAGACCCAGAAATCGAAAAGTGGTTAGAGAAAGATGCCACAAAATCAGAATTCAAAAGACGCTATGGCGATGACTGGGAAAAAGTCATGTATGCTACAGCGTGGAAAATGTACAACGATAAGAGCAAAGACGAAGAGTGGAACATTGACGAAGAACTTGATGAAGAGTGGACTTACCCGCAACCAAGTGTTGATGAACTATTTGAAGAGTTTGTTACTGAAGCAGATGACAAGAAGATTACTAAAGCGCACTTAGATGCGATTGAAAAGTATGCAGATAAACTGTTTTCAAAAGTTGGCATTGATATTCAATTTACAAAACACTTTTTGGACCGTGTAAATGATGAACGTAACAAGAAGCAAATCACAAACGCTGAACTTGTTCGTTTGTTCAAACAGACATATGCAAAGTATGGTAAGAAGATTGCACAGATGGGTCCTGATGCTGAAGCAGTATTGAAGGACATGCAGACTGATGTGAACATGCCATTCGTTTTACAGTGGGATAGCAAAAACAAAGAACTTGATTTAGTCGCTAAGACAGTCATGCGTAAGAAGGGTTTCAAAACACCTGACCCAGAACTAGTTATTGCTGGTGATGATATTGGTGAAGCATTCGATATTGATAGTGGACTAGAAGAGGGTAAGTTTAAGGACGTTGTTAGAGCAACTAAACTTGTCAATCGCTATGCAAAATTGGGTAGAGAAGAAGACGCACTAGAAGCAATCAAAGTTGGTTGGAATCTTGTACGCAATCCTCAAATGCGTAAAATCATTGTAAATGCAGTCAAAGCAATTGCAGAAAAAGAAGGGCTTGACTGGAACGAAGCAACCAAGTATATTAAGAAGAAGACTGGTATCGATGTAATGGATGCAGACGATATCAGAGAAGGTGCAGTATCNCCCGCACAAAGAGCGGCGATTGCTATTTCAAAGAAAGAAAAAGCAGGCAAACCTGGATACGATAAAGAGGGCAAGAAACTCAAAGAGTATGGTTATGTGCCAGAACCTAAGAAGAAAGCAAAGAAACTTAAAGATATGCGTGAAGAGTATATCGCAGAAGTCACTTCAAACAATCTACCTCAGATTGGTGACGTTGATGGTGATGGGTTCGAAGATGACCCATACATGTCAGTACAAGTACGCTTTGTTCCGTTCGAAGTAAAAATCAAAGGGTTCCCTGCATTCGTTCTATGGGCAGAAAGTATCGCAAAAGTACGTTCACATGTTCGTATTACACTGAAGTATATGGATGACCTAGAGTACATTCAGCGTGTTACTGATGCTGAAGTGCGGGCAATGCATAAAAGACGTTATGACAAAGCACCTGCTTCTGCCTC